TCTTTTTAGGCATACCCGGTTGTGATAATAGAATAGCTTATGAGTTAAATAGTTCAGGTTATGCATTATATAATCCTGCTAGTCGAATACAAGCTATTCATTACCATAGAAGCGATTTACACAATTACGATGGCAGAACATTAAAGATACAGAGACCATATTTGTTTATACCTGTAACATGAAAATTCTATTAAGTCCAGGCATTTACTTACCTCACCAAAGGGCAGGTTCTGAAATTTATCTGCATCGGGTTGTAAAGTATTTAATGAGTAAAGGGCATGAAATCAAGGCCGTTACTAGATGCCCTGAGAATTACAGGTTTGATGGCATAGAGGTCTACAAGGCTAAAGATAATTACAAAGACTGCCATAATAATTTGTGGGACTGGGCAGATTTAGTATTCTGCCAACTATCTGGCACTTACTATGCAATGAATAAACAAAGGCTAAAAGCTAAAAAGGTAATAAACTTTGCACATAATAACGTAGGCTATCCGCAAGTCAATATTAGGCCGAATGTTTACACAGTATATAATTGCGAAAACACTAAGAGAGAATTAAACTATAATCAGCAAACCTACACTTTATACGCGCCGATTGATTACCGAGATTACTCAACCAATAGACCATATGCTGAGTATGTCACGCTGATAAATCATAACGAAAACAAAGGCGGTCAGATATTAATAGAGATAGCTAAGCGGATGCCGAATGTTAAATTTATGGCGGTGCAAGGTGGGTACTATCACCAGATCAAAGATGAGAAAGTCAAGAACATAAAATATGTGCCGTTGGTAGATGATGTGCGCAAGTATCTGGCAATGACAAAGCTACTCATTGCGCCTAGCGAATATGAAAGTTACGGAATGGCTCAAATAGAAGCCTTGTGTTGCAATATTCCTGTGATTGCATCTGATATACTAGGCTTTAGAGATAGTCTGTCAGATGCAGGGATATTCGTCAAGAGAAACGATATACAAGGATGGGTAGATGCTATTACGAATATTGATGATATACAAACTAAGAAAACACCTTTAGAAAGGGCGATGGAATTAGATCCTACTAAGGAATTGCCCAAGTTTGAAAATTGGTTAAATAAAATATGTAATTTAGCGTTATTATAATGGAAAAAAAAGAGTATTTAAAGCAACCTTTTAAACCTAAAGAGAATGAACCAGTTAAATGTAGTGAGCCTAGCGGATGCAAAGATGTACCTAAGACTAGACCTAGACTATACAATCGAAGATGGCTTAATTACATCATTAATAAAATCTGCGGTTAATCAAGCTGAGCAGTTGACCTTACAAATATTATGGCAAAGACAATTAACTGCAATCACTCCAGTAACAGGTGCGCTAAAAATATATGAGTATCCTTTGCTATCAGTTGAGGACGTAACAAATCCTGATTTAGAAGTATTAACTTTTGAGACGATAGAAACACCGGGATTTACAGAGGTAATATCTGGAGCACCTGGATTTAACATTGTTACCTATGTCGCTGGTTACGGATGGAATTATGAGGGAGGTTCTGAGGTTCCAGACGATATAGAAACTGCAATCAAAGAAATGATAGCCTTCTATTATGAGAATAGAGACAATCCAGTTCAAGGTATGCCTACTATTGCAAATTTGTTACTATCTCCTTACAGACGAATAACTTTATTCTAATGAATCCAGGCAAATTAGATAAGCGCATTACATTTGGCACATTTACTTCGGTTGAAAATGCCAATCAAGATTATGTCATTACCTTTGTACCTGTATTATCTACATGGTCAAATATAAAGCCGTATGATGGCAATAGACAGTTACAAGCTCAAGAACAGGTTATAAACCAAACCTTTAGATTTACGATTCGTATTAGAAAAGATTTTGCACCTACAAAAGATATGCGCATTCTGTACGAATTGAATTTTTTTACTATTCATTCAATCAGGAATGTAGATGATACATTTAGATTTTATGAGATTTTGGCATCCGTTACTGATGATAATAATGGCTTCTAAAATAAATATTTCCAAACTTTTATCTCAGATTAAATCTTTTGGTCAAGATGCTAATAGATTAGCGGTTGCGGTTACAAACGAAACTACTCAAGGCATGGTTAATCAGGCTAAGTTAAGAGTTGTAGTAGATTTAGGGCAGTTAAGACAATCCATAGGCAAAACAATTGCTACAATAGCTATTAATAGATCATTCTTTTTTGCAAATGCTCCTTATGCTGCTTATGTTGAGTTCGGTACTGGAGGGGGTGTTAGTATTCCTAAAGGATTCTCAGAGATGGCAGCACCTTTTAAGGGCAAAGGAATTAAAATAAGAAATTATCCTGCAAAACCTTTTTTTATTCCTAGCTACCTTGAAGGCATTCAGCAATATCCTAAAACTTTACTGAAAGTATTGGAAGTTGAAACACGAAAATATAATGCAAAAAAATAATTATATTTGACAAATGAAGGATGCTAACCTAGCAATACTGAATGCATACAAGAGTACACTAGCCAATTTAATAGTTGGTGGTGTTACTATTCCAGTATATTCAAAGTCAGCACCTTTAAAGAATGTCCCGGCTAAGTACGTTATATTATCAAGCCAGACAAGATTACAAGAGCAAACAAAGTGCGGATATTGGTATCTTTGTACTATTAATGTGCAGATAGTAACCAAATACCCGAATGGGAATGGTGATTTAAGTTTTGCTATGGTTATCGGTGAGGAAATACAAAACAGAATACAGGTTACTAACTTAACTTTGTCTAACTTTATAAATGTTGAAACCTTACAATTATTAACAAATGAGGCAATTTTAGAAACAGAAACAGAAAACATATTTCAATACATATTAACTTTTCAACACAAATTAAATAGAAATTAAAATGGCAGACGAGCAATTTTACTCAGGAAGTTTATTCATGCTTTACATTCGCACAGGTGGCGCTTGGAAACCAGTAGCGTGTTTGACTTCAAACGGCATTAGCGAATCATGGGATTTTGCTGAGACTGTAACTAAATGCGATCCGGGAGTTACCAGACGCAAACCGACTAGTTATTCTTATGAGATTCCTTTTGAGGGAGTTTTTACAGATACAAGCGGTGCAGGTGGTGATACCGCTAAAGCATCTTGGGATACTATTAAAAACCTTGCTAGAGCAAAGGCTTTGACTGAATACCAGATAGCATTATTAAAAGAAAATGGAACAGAAGAGCCTAATTTTGCTGCACAATATGGAGCAGCTTATTTTAGCGCTTTAGAAATTACAGGTGCTGAGGGTGAGTTTATTACCTTTACAGGTACTTTGTTAGGTGACGGTGATATTACTGAAGTAGATCCTTATCCTGGTTACTAATTTATGGAAGGACATTTAACTTACAAAATAGGTGAGTTTGATAGGCAGATGTTCTTTGGCAATTATGCCTTAGAGCAAACGCTTACTCACTTTGATGCATCGGTAACTGATTTATCGGATTTGTTAGGTAAGCAATTACTGCCATTCTTAAGAATATTTATCTATCATGCTGCGGCTTATCCTTTATTGAAAAAAGGAGAGATATTAGACTTTACGGAGTTTGATGTACATGATTGGATTGATAATTCTGGAGGCTCAGGTGGCGAGTTTATTCTGACAGTATCTAAAGAAGTCTTTAGGGTGCTAGGGTTAAATACAGAGGTTACGGAACAAAAAAAAAGCAAAGCGGAAAGTTAAATTGGAATAAAGATGTGCTGACATTTGCTTTTGGTGAACTGGGATTAATGCCTGATGACTTCTACGCCTTGACATGGAATCAATATATTCTTAAATGTCAAGGCTTTTTTAATAGAGAAAAAAAGGAATGGGAGCGGATAGGCTGGGCAACTTGGAACGGAATGAGAGTGCATGTAAACAAGGGTATGCCTACTTATAAAAAGTTCATGTCATTTATTTATGAGGATGAGGCAATTAAAGACATGGACAAGATTAAAGAACAGATGAACAAGGCGATAATTAAATATCTGGACAATGCAAGGAATTGAAATACCTATTGGCGCACCTTTAGGGCAATTAGATAAAGACTTAAAAGGTGCAAATGCTAAATTAAGCCAGTTTGCATCCGAAGCATCAACGACTGCAGGAGCATTAGGTGGTTCTATTGCAAATGGAGCAAAAACGGCTTCCTTTGCCTTAACTAATTTAGGCAGGGTTGCTCTAGATGCTCCGTTTGGTTTTATTGGTATTCAAAACAATATTCAACCACTATTAGAATCATTTCAAAGATTAAAACAAGAATCAGGCTCTACTGGAGGCGCATTAAAAGCATTAGCATCATCTTTAGTTGGTGGTGGTGGTTTATTACTAGCAGTTTCTTTAGTTACATCTGCATTAACAGTAATGGCTCAAAATCCTGAAGAGGTTGCAGGCGCTTTAAATTATTTATCAGGCGTTGTTGATACTGCAACTGCTAATCAAAAAGAATATAATAAAGCTCTTATTGAGACACAGGCAGAGGCAAAATTAGAGATTACAACTTTAGAGAGTTTAATAGGTATTGCTAAAAATGAAAATCTATCTAGGAATGCAAGGCTTGAGGCATTAAAAGCAGTAAAAGCTGAATACCCAGAACAATTAAATTTTTTAACGCTAGAAACTGTTGGAAGTAAACAGGCGGCAAATGCAATAAATTTACTAAGTGATTCATTATTAAGAAAAGCTAAAATACAAGCTGCTGAAAAATTACTTGGCGAAGCATTTGTAAAACAACTAGAGGCAACTACAAAAAGCGCAGTTGAACAAGCATCTACATTTAGTAAAGTTGTTGGCGTTGCTTTAGGTGCAGCAGGAATAAAAAACTTTGTTGTTTTACAAGATGGAATAAACAATCAACTAAAAGCCTTTAAAGAAGGAGGATCAGAAATAGATACCTATACTCAAATATTAAACAATCTTAGAACTGAGGAAGCTAAAACAGGCAATTTATTTGATGATAAACAAGGTAAGGGTAATAGTTTAAAAGATTTAATAAAAGAATTAAAGGCGGCTAAATTAGATAACTATTTACAGGGTTTAGATATTGAATTTAGATTAGCAGGTCAGGGATTAGAAGTATTTAAAAAATCATTCCCTAAAGATACCAAAAAGACTTTTGCTAGTTTAACTGATAAGCCTTTAATTGATATAAATAAACTTTTAGATACTAAAACATTTATACCTGATAATTTAGGTGAGAAACTTTATACTCCATTCGAGATATTACAGGATAATATTAAATTTGATTTATTGCCACAGTTAAGATCATCATTTAAGACATTTTTTGATGATATATTAATGAACGGTAATTTTTCTTTTTCGGAATTAGGTAAAGCAATCAAAAATACTTTTTTATCTGTATTATCAAGTGAGGCAACTAAAGGAGTAGTTAGTTTATTAAGTAGCGGAAGCAAAGAAGATATAAAAGGTGCAACTCCATTAATATCAGGTATAGCAACATTGTTTAAAATAGGTAAAAAAGTTGCACCAGTTGCTGCAACCACAACGGCAGCTACTACAACGACAGCATTAGCATCTGGAACAGTTGCAACCGGAGGCGCATTGTTACCTATCTTAGCCGGAGTTGCTGCAATAGCAGGAATAGCATCCTTATTTAAAAAGAAACAACAAGCACCTATACCACAGGCATCATCAACTATCAGCACAAGTGCAGCAGGATCGGGTCAGGACTTTGGCGGTGGTCGTGTTATATTTGAGATTTCAGGTACTAACTTAATCGGTGTATTAAACAGAGCAGGTGCTAAATTACAGAGATTCGGGCCATGAGTTATAATCAAAGATATTATTTTACGTTTTATTCAGACAGAGATACAAGGATTGTTAATGCCATACCAGATGAATATCTATGTAGTATTTCTCAGTTAGATTATGCAGGTGCTATAGAGGAAATACAGGCTCAGGAGAATCCAATTCAGATTAACTATCAAAATACTTCAAGTAATAAGCTAGAGCCTATCATTGGTTCTGAGTGTACCTTAAACCTAATAGCTACTGAGGACTTTCAACTAGAGGATTTATATACTGAGAATGAAAGGGAGTTTATGGTACAGATATATCGTAAAGTTACTCCTATCACTTTTATAGTAAATTGGGAATTAGAGGAGGACTTATCTGGTGTTGATACAAATTTAGAAATATTGGTAAATGGTGTACAGATTGTAAATCAATTTAGTACATCCTCAGGATCATTTAATATTAATAATGGTGATACTGTTTTAATTAAGTCATTTAGTTATACATCATCATCTGGTAATAATGGCGTTAATTTGCAAATTACAGGAATACCAACTGAAAGGTCTGTCGTATTCCCTTTTTCAATAGATACAACTATTATACCTACAACTGATATAAATGTTTTTTTGCAAAGCACTCATTCCTCTACAGAATATACTGCTATCCGTTCTGCTGTCTTTGAAACATCATGCGCATCTGGCGAGGGTTCTTTAGAGGTATTTACTAAAAACTATACAAGCGTTACCAGTCAGGCAGCGGCTCAGGCTTTGGCAGATGCTGATACAGGTTTTACTGCTGAAGGTCAAGCCTATGCAAATGCAAATGGTGTTTGTTATGCAAGTTATGGAAACTTTGATGATTTAATCTGGCAAGGCTTTATCATTCCAGATGGATGTCAGGAATCATTTACTTTTGCACCTTATGCTATTTCTGTAAATGCAGTAGATGGAATAGGGTTGCTTAAAAACTTATCCTATGTCCAGAATGATGGAAATTTCTATTTAGGTAAGCAAACATTTATAGAGGTTATACAAGCCTGTTTAGTGCGTTTAGATGCACCTAGTTTAGTTCTTAATACTTGCGTTAATATTTATGAAACAAGCATGACTCAGGGCGATTCTTATGATCCTTTTGATATGGCTTATGTAAATGCTGAGCGGTATTTAAAGGATGATCAGTTTACGCCAATGAATTGTGAGGATGTGCTAAGGTCAATACTAGAGGAATGGACTGCGGTAATTGTGCAAAGTGACGGCGAATGGTATATTTATAGACCAACTGAACTAGCTTTAAGTGGTGATTTAGTATTCCGTAGATATTTAGATGGATACCGGATTTATGATCAGCCAACTATAACTACTGACTTAGATG